AGGGTTGTTCGATCGTCATTTGGATTCGGTGAAGGCGGGCATTGCTTCACTCCAAGAGAATAAGACGGCCACGCTGGCGGAAATTAAGACGTTTCAAGCGTTCCGCGATGCTTTGCTCAAAAACACTGCCAATGCGGTGCCGACGGCCGCTATGCTGGATGATCCCAAGATATTCCAAGGAGTCACCCGCAAACTGGTCGATACCATTTCCGATCTAGCGTTCAACCGTTCAAGCCGCTTGATGGGTCAGGTTGACTGGATTGCCGCCAACTTTAAAGCAACCCAGAATAACTACTCGGCAGACTACAAGGCCATCCGCGACGCAGTGGTTTCGTTGGAAGCGGCCAGGGTTGGCGAGGTGGATTCTCCGGCGATGAAGAACCAGGTCAGATTGGCCATTGAGATGCACCAGAACCACCTCAACGGGGTGTTGCGCGGAATGCTGGCGGAAAAAGGTGTCACAATTCCGGTGGGTAAAGACATCATTCAATTCCCCAAGCTCAAGGACAACTGGAGCAATCAAGACTACCGCGAGGTGCTTCAGTCGATGAAGGAGGTTTTCGAGCAACCGCTGGCAAATCGCATTCTTAACGGCGTGGCTCAAGCCACGAGCAAGGAGAGTGGTAAGGAGTTGGTCGAAACGCTTAAGCAAGTTTTAGGCACCGATGAGAAACTCAAAGGCCGCAAACTGAGCAAGGATCAATCCAAGGCGATGAGCCGCACGGCTAGCGAATTGATTGAGGCTGCCCGCAGCCAAAGCCCAAAAGAGTTTGAAACTACCGTCGGCGAAAAACTCAAGGGACTACTCAACGGCTCTGAGTTGGACCAGCAGGGACTGACTCGTTTGATTTCCCAACTGGCCATGAGCCCGCAGGAAAAGGCCGAACTGGTCAATTTCGCAGAGCAACGGCAGGCTGAGGCCGCTCAAGGGTCAAATCAGCCGTTGATGAGTGCAACGCGTCAAAGCCAAAGGCTGGCGGTTGAAAACCGTTTAATGGCACTTGGAGCTAACCTCGATCAAATCAACCGCAGCTTGTCGGCCATGAATCGGACCAGCGACGATAAGGCAAAGATCGGGGCTTTCCCGTTCATGGAGGGATCCGAAGAAGCTGCTACCAGCACGCCGGCCTTGCTCAATTTTGTTTCGCCGGCCCAGGATCAGGTGGTTCAAGACGAGGATATTTACAATCAGATGATGGTGGCAACGCCGCGTCCGCCGCTGGAGAATTACATCCACAAGACGGCGGTGTTTCAAGCGCTTCACGACTTCTTTGAGAATCACGCCGAGTCGACCTCAAAAATGCTCAAAGGCGACCGCAAGTACTTCAACAATTACAATCCGTTCCAGATGATTCAGGACACCCTGGAGAACATCAAGGTGGAGAACGAAATCCTCAGTCAGCGCTTTGAGGAGTTTGAAAGCGGCGCGGCTTTGGCAAACAATCAACAGGAAATCAAGGACTTGCAGCTTGATTATTTCACGGCATTGACCGACCCCGGCATGGGCAAGGACATCCTTCAAGTGGCCAAAGACAAAAGGATTGCCCGCTACAAGGCCAACAAGAATTCGGACGCTCGCAAGCAGCAGCTTGGCCGCCTGATTGATTCGGGTGATGGGCCGGTGTTGTTGATGGCTCGCAGCGCCAAGGAAGATTTGCGATTGGCTTTTGCCCAAGCGGGCAAGGACACCCGCACGGTGGATGAGAGTTTGCGCGGAATGATCCTTAACGCGGCCTCCATGCCGCAGCCTGGCAAGCCTGACACCTACAAAGGATACAACCTTGGCTTTAGCGACAAGGATCGCAATGCCCTTAGTTCGTTGGGTAGTAAAGGTGGTGACTTTGCTTGGGCCAGTGGCCTTAGTCGCCAGGAGGTGGGCAAACAACTGGCTGATCGTTTTATTGAGAAGTCCAACATCTTGATGGATTCAAAGCGTTTACAAGGCCGTTCAGGCCCACGAGTGGATACTCAAAACGGCATCGGCAAAGATATGGCTGACATGTATCGCGAGTTGATTGGCAAGATTGTCGAGGCTTACGACTTCACCCAAAACGGTCAAAAAGTTCTCACTGCTGACACACTCAAAAAGATTGGTGCAATGCTGATTCCGATCAATTCGTCTGAGGGGCTTAAAACCTTAGACGATATGCGTCAGCTCGACGTGTTGACGACTTATGCTCGGGTGTTTGCCGATGTCGAGGGAACCCGCATGGGAACTCGAATGATTGCAGGATTGAGCGATCTTGGCCCAGCTCGTAGGTTTGTAGCGGAAAATCTTGATCAGGAAGATGCTTCGATTCGCCGTTATTACGCCAAGGACTTGGAGGGTCGCAACGAGGTGCGGCGATTGCTTGGTTACCTTCAAGGCGGATTTGACCAGGGCTCTGGCCGCCAGCAACACGCTGCCAAGATGGGTGAAATCAAACAGCGGTTCGCTGATGCTTCCAAGGGAATTGGCAACGTCATTGGCAAGGGCAAGTTGAGCCGAGAATTTGGAGGTCAGTGGATGGACTACACCTCCGCGCACATCCTTTCATCGCTTCAAGGTACGCTCGATCTTCGTGGCGGCTCAGTCAATGACCGCTTGGCTCGTTGGTACGAGGACTTCCGCAAGGGCGTGTCGGCGTCGAGAATCTTGGAACACGGCAATAACCAGATGGGCCGACTTAAGAAATCAGTGAGCGCCCAGCACATGAGCCTGCTTGATGAGAAAGAGGGGCTTGAGGCAGTCAGCAAAGTGGTGGATAAGCGCATGACTGACTACTTTTTGCTGAGCAGTTCAGAGCGAACCGATCTTTCGGCAGAAACGCTCATTGAAGCCATTGGTAAGGACTTGATGAAGGGCAGTAAGAAGGAGACAGAAATCTTGCACTACGCCAAGGTCTTGCGCGAGTCATTCAAAGACCTTCACGACTCGGCTGAAATGATGAAAATGTGGATGAGCTTTGAAGAGCTCGACACGTCGGAAGACGGGCTCAAGACATCGATGCACGCGGTGACTAACACTTACACTACGGCTCCCCTCAACTTTATTCATGCTGCCAATCCGGCGGCCACCAGTGTCAATCGCCAAGGTGGATTCACCCCCGATAAATGGAACCTCATCACCCTGAATAAGAGCAAGGTGTTTGGCGGCGGACCTAAGGAAAATGGCGAGGTATTGCGACCCATGCTACTCAATGGTTTATCGTCGCCGGTCTCAATTTTTGACGACACTCTCAAGCGGCTTTACGTCGCTCCAAACTATTTCATCCTTCGCAAGCTCATTGGGAAGCAGGAACTCGACGCGAATAATCAGGCAAAGTTCACGGGTAACCCGCTGATGACGACGGGCAAGGTGCTGCAAGAGTTGGGCCGCCACGGCAAGAAGGTGCTTGAAAACGCGGTTCGGCCGGCTGCGATCAAACTGGAGACTGAGCTTAGCAACATGTTTGGCGGAGGCGTTGAGGACACTGAGCTGGCCAAGGTCGCGCGGATTGCTTCCAATATTTACACCTTCAAAAAGCTGGTAAGCGTCCAGCAGACTTTCAATCAGGCGGTGGGTCCTTTGCTGGGAATTGCTGCTGGCAAAATTTCACTGCTCAAGTTTGCTGAGCTTAAGCGCTTCATGGCGGTTTATGCCGATGGAGTGGCTTCCAACCTTGGAGCTGCGTCGTTGCCTAATTGGGCGGGCGGCGGTAGACTTCAGGCCAGGGCTGACGTTCAAAACAACTGGGTGGAGTCAATTTCACCGCTAAGTTTCTTCCGTCATGCCAATGGTATGGATCCGATTCAAAGTCAGCTGGGGAAAGTGGTGCCTTATGGTCAAGGGGTCATCGGCAAAACTAAGGACCTGATGGGAGGTCAAGCGGCTGACTGGATTGATGCGGGCTTGGAATGGTCGATTGGCAAGACCGAGCGGCGGATTACCACAGCTATGTTTATTTCGGAAGCCTTCAATCAATTGCAACTTGCGGCGGCTTCGGGAGAAATTGACCGTGCTCCTGCCAGTATCAAGGAAATGCTCAAGATGGGGCCTCGCCAAATCCCCAATATTGTCAAGGAGCGCGCGGGGATTGAGGCCAATGACACAATGGGCGGCAGTGACTCGGTCAAAAAAGCCAAGATTTTTCAAAACCTGACTAAAAACGCCACGATTGATTCCATTCTTCGCAGCACGGTGCGCTTTACCACTCAGAACATGTGGATGGCCAGCAATAGCTCGGTGGCGGCTGAACAACTTGGCAGCCAGGATCCGGGAATCCGCGATGAGGCGCGAGAGTTGTTCATTCGGACAATGACTCAGCAGATGCTGTTTGCATTCACTAAGATTGGAACTTTAACCCCGCTCATGATTTTCTTGGGGAACTTGCTTTCTGGAGATGATCCGGAAGATGCGGCTGAAAAAGCCCAACAACAATCCAACAAATTATTGCTGGCTCAGAAAAAAGACCCGATGCTCGTAAAGCTGGCTAAGAACTTGGTGTTTGGCGATGCCCCTGAGTTGTTTGACTCACGCAAAGCCGGCCATGAGGCTTTGGTTTCAGCAACCGTTCACACCGTCGCTAAGATGCTGGCAGGAGGAACTGGCGGCATTCCAATGGCGGGTGCGGGTTTGCAATTTGCTCAAATTAGCAGTGGAGTTTCTGAATGGATTGATAACGCCATGGTTGAAGGCACGTTGGCGGTTTCGGATGAAGAGGAGGGTCGCAATGGGCTTCAAGTTGTTAAATACCCGACCAACTTTATTGAGCAAGCAGCTTCATACAGCGGCGCGACTGCTGGGATGTATGAGGTGGGCAAGGTAGGAGTGTTGGCGGCAAGGGCGGCATTCAGTCCAGATGTCCCTAAGACCAACATCGCCTTAATGTTGTTGAGCCAACTGGGGCCACGAGAATTCTCCAAACAAGCTGAAAGAGTGGTGATGGAAGGCCTCGGGGATCGTCCTGAACCGGCTCACGTCAACCGCTAACGGAAGAACGACGAGCTCATGTGGTAGGCCGCGCAGGCGGGGCAGAAATACGCCCGCAGCCGGCTGGTGTTGGCGCCATGGTTGAGCCGGCGCTTGATGGCGGCCTTGCACGCGCTTTCACTGGTGAATGAAACTTTACCGCAACCGGCTTTGCGCGGGGGAGGCCCGGTGGAGACTGCGGTGTAGGTGTTCTGGCGGGCTTCCTTCAGGTTGACGGGAACGAGATCATCTTTGGGAAAGCCTAGCTCACCCAGAATCTCAAGCAGTCGCGTTGGCTTGGCCACGGAGGAGCTGGGTGGCACGCTGAGCGCGGAGAAGGAAGATTCGGCGGTCTTTGTCTGTCATCTTCAAGCGGTCCACGGCAAAGGCCACACAGTCGACCAGTTGGCCGATCACTTCCTGCCAGCTATCAGCCACAGGAGGGGTTTCCACCGGCAAGTCGGCAACCAATTCGGTGGCAGCAAAGGATATGGGTTTTTCTTCTTGGGCGAAAACATCATCAAAATTGCTTTTGGTGGTTTTGGCAGTGTGTTTTTTAGCAGGCATGGTTTTCAATGGGGTTGAGGTTTTCGTGGGCGGCAAGCAGGCAGGATTCAAAGCGGCTTTCGATCAGGTCGGCAAAGTGGATGAGGGCGACGGCCGAGTGGCCAATGCCTTCAATCATGTCGGTTTGGTTGAAGTTGCGCAGTCCTTCACCGATGGTTCCAATTTCCGCGCAAACCGTTGCGTACTGGTCAATGAGACGGGTTTTGCCGTCGGCACCGATGATGCTGGCGTTGATCCCGTACTGGCGAATACGCGAAACCAAGGCGGAAAGCCCGCCGAGCCTAGCAATCGTCAGGAAAGTGATCGCTCCCTGGATGTCCTTGTAGGCTTCCTCGGTTTCGCCCGCCTCGCATTCGGGCATTTCACCGCAATGCTGGTAGTCGTAAATCGACTGGGCTTCCAAGTTGAGGTAGCGGATGGCCGTATCGAATTGAGGATCGATGGGATGGGTCATGGCGAAAATGGGTGGCAGGGGTACCTCCAACCGGTAACGCCCAGTCGGCCTGCCATTGATTTGCCTGTCTTTTCCAGGCTGCCACCAGTTTTGCGTTGCAACTGGAAAGTGTTCCCTATTCTTCAGAGACCAATACACTGCGGATTAGAGTCCTCATTGCGCGGACGGGTTTGATGGTGTAGGACTCGATACCTACATCCCCGAAATCAAGTCCCGGAGTTCTATCTTGAACTAACCACCAAAAATGTAGCAACCCAACGTCGCAGGTCAGAATTATAAGAATGATGCGCTTTTGTCAATTAGGATTTCAAGCGGGTATTGAGAAGGATGGGTCATGCGGGAGATCAATTCCTTGGCGGCTTCAATGGTAAAGGTTTTGCTGTTGCGACCTTTCCATAGCAGCCCTTGTTCTTCCGCTTGTGCGGGGTTGGCATGAGCCCAGTGATGGCACTCGGTGCAAACCATGAAGGTGAACAGGAAAGCATGCTTGCGGCGGCCTGCCGGGTGATGGCGCTCCATCGTTCCCTTATCCTTGTCAAAGCCGCAACGTGGGCAGCGACAAAGGTCAGGGATGAGTTGGTATGCTTTGCGATAGGCCGCTTCCAGCACACTTCTAGTTGAGCTCTTGCGCGAGGCGGGAGAAGGCTTCAATGCCCCCATCCAGCTTTGCTTTTTTGGCTTTTTCATCGTCGAGACGGGCCTGGATCAGGTTGCGGACGTTCTGGAAATTCTCCTCGCACAAGGCCAGTTCATTGCCTTCAACCGCCACTGAGGCAACGACGTTGGACATGAGCAGGCAGAGCGTGTCATTGATCAGATTGGCGTCCTTCCCGACAAAAATCGGGTTGATGGCTTCGAGGGCTTGGTTAGCAAGGGTCATGATTTGGTGGTGATATAGATTCATAGGGAGTGGGGGATTTGAGGAGACGGATTTGATCGTTGAGGTACCAGACGGCTTTTTGGAGGTCTTCGATGGCTCTACCTTTATACGGGCTTCGCAGAATGTACTTGATGCTGTTGCCGAGGTTGAAGCTGAGATGGCGGGTGATCTCAATGGTTTCAATCCCGGATGGGTGCGAAGTGTAATGGGCGGGGTGGTTGACGGGGTCGCTTTTTGAGGACGAGCCGTTTGAAGCTGGGGCATCCTTTGCGGGGTAGAGGACCGTCGCGGGGAGCGGGGAGAGGGTCATGGGGATTGAATCGTTTGGGGTTTTTCCAGGGAGCGTCATACATCATTCATCCAATGGGTGGTGACATGAAGCGAAGGAGGTTTGCCGAGAAGTTTTCTTGCACGGTTGACGCGAAACTTAGTTCGCAAGGTTCGAATCACCGCGTGAGGCCCAGCAATCGATGCTTCAAACATGCCTGTTTTAAGGTTGAGCGAGTCAAAGCGCCAACCTTCGGCGGTCTTGTAAATCTGGCTGGTGGCGTCTTCTGCAAGACGGATGGCTTGGTACTTATCGAGTTTTTTCTTAAGCGTTGGCATGAGATTTGGGTTGGTGGTCGTTTTTGAGAGTTTTCTTAAAACCTACATTTCCAGCGAGGTGATAGACCACAACTCCTTCAGGATTCATGAAGCCTTCAGCGGCTAAGCTGCCAGAGTCTTGCAACTGGTTGAGAGCGAAATTGAAATTGTAGGTTTTGAAATCTCCTTGAAGAAGGATGGGAACCACTTTGCAGCAGGCTGGAGCGCGTTCTGTAAACTTTTGTTCAGCTTTTGGGTTAGGGTTTTCAATCGGAGAAATGGGTTGGTCATGCTCAACCCAACGGCCAGCATTGAATAACGAAAAGAATCGCTCGCCGTTTTTGAAGCCATAGCTGCGTTGAATGCCAGAGCCCCACCACTCGCCAAAGTGATGACCTTCACCCAGCTCAACCAGTTCTTGGGCGTTGTCCCACACCCATTGAGCGAAACCAAAGTTATCATTTTCGGGACTAATCCATCGCGTTCTTGACCCCGGAATCAAATGGTAAAGGGAGTTGTCCGAATGAAGAGCAACAATCGACCTTACGTCATGATCGAGGTGGTTTTTGCAAATGAAAATACTGGCGTTGGTGCCGTCAATTTTTTCGGTGATAATGCACTCGCGGGATAGGCGAGCCATTTTTGGGAATGGTTTAAATTCAAGGGTTGGCATAGAGAGTGATGAGGTATTGATCTTTGGTTTGTTTAGGGTGGTATTGGATGGGGCTTTCGTGGTCCTCGAAAAAGAGGTCGCGGAGCTTTTTGAGTTCGTCAGGAAAGGGCGGACGACGCTTGTGGATTTTGCCTTGGGCGAGCGGGTATTTGACGTGGACTTTGAGATGAAACGGAGTGGCTTCACAAACCGCCCAGCGCGCCCTGCAATGAGGGGACGTGCCAAGCGGGATGAGAAAGGTGCCGGCCAGTTCTCCTGGATTGGAGCGACCGACACCTTTAACGACGCGATGAACGCCGACACTATGCTCAAGGTTTCTCATTCCCAGGGTGTAGGATCAGAGAACATCGGACGAGCATTTCCCGGCTGAGACATGAAACGCTTGCAGGCTTTATCAAAGTAGAAGTTGGCCATTGGCGTCTCACCGGTTGCACGTTGTTTGCGGACAATCAATTTGCCGCAGGGTGTGGACTGGTTGAAGCTGGCAATTTCTGCTTCGTCAAAAGCCGCCTTGTCGTGCATCTCGGCAATCTGCTCGGCTTTGGCCATGTCGCGCCAGACGGTGATAATGTTGTTGGGCATGTCGCCCCATTCGGAAGCACCGCGAATCTCTGCCATGCCTGGAGGAGTTTTGGTGTTTTCCGGTGGCTTGCGGGGATGGGCAACGATGTGGACGTGGACGGGATACTCGGCCGCAAACACCCGCACGGCATCGGCAGCTTCGGCTTGGGCCGTGTTGTCGCCTCGGTCGATGTCGAGAGTCATGACGTTGTCGATGAAGAAGTTCTCAACCCCATAGCGCTTGTGGGCGTGAATGAAGGTTTGGATGAGATGCTTAACGTTCGACTTCTTGCGGCTCTTGTACATGAAGACGAGCCCCGACAAATACTCATAGGCTTTGTCGAATTCGACCGATGACCAAATGTTGGGCCAAGCCGTCCAACCGGTGAGGATTTGGGAAAACGTCAATTCGCTAGGTTGCTCAAAGCTAGCAATGCAACTGCGTTTCCCTTGAGAGACAAGTGCCATCACTTGATTTTGAACCGCCTGAGACTTGCCATGACCTGAGAAACCAAACCACAAGGTGATTTCGTGTCGGCGGAAAGTGAGGTCAAACCCCGGCAAGAAAAACGCATCGCCATCGTTGAGGTGATCGCCTTTGATGTAAGCCTTCACCTGTTCCTTCATTGAAAGCGGATCAACAATTTCAGCAATCGGCTCGCGCGAGGTTGAAGCAATAATCCCTGGGATCTCTTTGCCACGACCAGCTTGCAACATGTCGTTGGCATCCTTAAGTGGAAGCGTCACAATCATGCAGCGCTCTTTGCCCAGGCGTGAGCAAACCTCCTCGGCGGCAGTCTTGCCAGGCAGGTCATTGTCGAAGAGCAATACGATGTCGTCAAAGTGGCTGAGGAAAGAATAGTCTTCTTCAATCCACTTCATGTTCGACACGCCGGACGGAATGGAAACCGCCGGAATACCCATCTCCCAACAAGCCATAGCATCCCATTGACCTTCGGTGATGACTAGCCTCTGGATGCCCGTGTCGGGGTCGCAGACGTCTTTACCAAACAGGTTGTGAACCGGATCAGCAGACACCCACATCTTGCTCTTAACTCCTGAAAGAGGCCAATGTTTGACCATGCCCATCTGGCCAAACGCATCGTAGTGCGGTAGCAGGATGTCTTCGTTGACACCCGAGCCACAACCAAACTTGCGCAAGGTTTGCTCAGTGATTCCGCGTGAGGCGGCATAAGCAATGGTTTTTGGATTGAGCTCTTTGATGGATCGCTTGAGTGCTTCCGGATCCTTCGCCTGACTAATCGTGCCAAAGGTTTGGATGGGAGCAATGTGCAAGAAATTGGCTAGCCAAACGATACCTTCACGAATGCTGATGCCCTTGTTAAGAGACACTAGCTTCCAGGGAGAGCCTTTGATCGTGTTGTCCGCATGATCGAAAAAGCTACCTGCACGGTTGTTAGCTGTGGAGATGGACAAGCTGCTGCCGCGCGCCCCATTGATGTCGCCCGTGCGGTAACAACCGGCTTGCTTGCGAGCATCAGGAAACAGGTTGAGCACAAACTCATCGGCTCGGGTGGACAACGCACTTTTGATGGCTTCGAGGTCGTAGATTTTGGCGGTTTCGTTATTCATTGAGAGTTTCCTGGTTGAGCATTTCGACGATTTGGCCAATGAGCGGGTTGCCGGTGTAAACCTCGTGGCGGGCGAGGGCGGACAGAATCAGGTTGATTCTCATGGCATCGGCATAGGGGACTAGCTCGATAAACTTGCTGACGCCCTGATTGATTTTCTCCATGATCTTTTCCTCCGGTAAATTGCGGAAGCGGACCATCGCCTCGACCAGCTCGGGGTTATTTTGATAGCGAGCGTTGGCAATGTCGGCCTGGACCAGATTGCTCAACGCAAACACCGCCCGCATCTGATTGATGATTATTTCTTCTCGATCTCCTCCGGTTCGCCATTGTCTCTGCGAACCGTCCAGTTCTTCAGGTCGATGGTCAGGGTCCCGTTCGGGATCGAAGTTGCTGTGCCGTTGATTCGTTTCCATTGTTGGTCGTTGTAAGTGATGTAAGTGACCTTGAGGTCTTGGTTTGCCTTGATCAGGTCAAGGGCTTGTTCGCGGCTGCGGATGTTGGCGACCAGGGTGGAGTCTTGTATGCTCTTGATAATTCCGCAGAGCGAGCGGACATGTTTGGAGGTCAGTTCAAACACCTCGCTTTTGTGAAGCACCAGTTTCTTATCCTCGTCGGCAATCTTGGCAAAGTAAGCTTCCTTGTGGTGGGTGAAGGTGACGTTGTAGCGTTTGTTTTTGAACGCCTTGTAAACCTCCTCAGCCGTATAGACGGTGTTGTAGGTTTTGGTCGTTTGATCGCACACCTGACTGATTTCAAACGCTTCGCCGTGGTAGTTTTTGAGCTCGTTGATGATCGATCCGAGCATCCAACTGCTTTTATCGTCGATCTTGCCGCCGAGGTCGCGCAGCTTGAGTACATTCGCTACCACTTGGTACGAGTGAATGAGCTGCGGTGGGTTTTTCGGATTGATCGTGCAAATCCCGTCATTGAGAATGAATGTTCCGTGGAGGGGGTCCGCCATGGCTGACATCAACCCGTTGGCGGCGCGATCGAGCATGTCCTCGTTTTCGGTGAGAGCTTCCGGTTCGCAGTCCGCAAAGGTGGAGATGTTGTCCGCCAATTTACGGATTTTGCCGTTCATCTCTTGGTCATAGACGTGGTAATGGGGTGTGCCGTTTACTTCAATTTGAGCTAGCACCTCTTGAACCACTTCGAAAGGGACTCGGTAGGTGCTGGAGATTTCGGCGAGGTCGATATCGGTGACAAGGCGGTTCTGATGGTATAGTGACATGGTATTGATAGGAGAATCAGGCAGGCAGCAGGACACGCGAGTCGCTCGTGGAAGTGTCTCTTGTCACGGTCCGGCCAAGCAGGCTTTCACCCCGGCGGACATACTTGCTCCAGTCGTCGTTGAGGCGGCTGGCGATGAGCGTTTTGGTCTGGGCGGAAGTGCCCCACTCGGAACTGCTGTATTGGGAAGCGGCTTCTTTGCGGTTGCTGCTTTCGTGGGTGTGGAACTCGGTCACGGCGGAAAACGCATCGAGGCGGGTGTCGCCGGTATTGCCTTTGCCGTGGTTGAACAACTCGACGATGCGAGCGGTTTTTTGCATCAAGCCGTTAGTGGTTCGATCCAGATTGCGGCCTTCCACGCCGGTGATCCACGCGCGGGCTTCGTCTTCGCTGCATTTCTTAGAGGATGCCTCGGTGAGCATCGATTGGAAGATGGCGGACGTGCCGACAAATTGATCCATGGAATCGATTAAGCGTTGGATGTTGATGTCTAGGTTGAAGCTGTGGCGCACCTTACCGATGGTTTCGCCGGCATTGAGCACTGCGCCAAAGGTGTTGGCACAAACCACGCAGACGTTCGAGTAGCGGCTTTGAAGGCTGGAGCTTTTGTCGAACGAGTCGACCAGGGTGATGAAGTCCTTGAACTCGCGGTCGCCAATCCGGAAACCGTCGCTCACCTTGAGAGAAGCAAAAATCTTTTGGCGGTTGTCGACCGTGCCGGCGGAGATGATTTCGTAAGGCGTGTCGCCCATGCCGTCGGTGATGATCTTCCAGAAGGTTTCAATCGTCGAAGGATGATAGGTTTTGGCGTAAGGTTGGCCAATCGGCAGCCAGTCGTCGCTGGCAACCAATTGTTTCATCTCAGGCGATTCAATGATCACATCTTGATTCATCCCAAAGAAATCCTTCTTTTGGGTTTTGTAGAACACCTCGGCTTCGATCACCTCAAAGGGCATCGAGTTTTTGCGGGTGACGGAGTCAACAATGGTGGTGAGACCATGCCAGGCTTGGTTTAAGCCGGCTTGGATGTCGCGTTCGGTAATCAAGGCACTCATTTTAGTTGGTTTGTTTCTTTCTGGTTATGGGATTCATCAATTCCCCCCGGGCGAAGCCCTTGAAGGAGGTTGCGGCGGTAAATGCTTTTGAGCTTTTTCATTTGGGCTGGATCCAAATGAGAGGGGATCATTTTGAGATTGAGTAGAAAACTGATGTCTTCATTGAGCTGTTCCCGGTAGTATTTGGCGGATTTGAGCTTGGCTTTCAGCTTGTCGATCTGGCGCTTGTCTTTGGCATGGGCGAGAGACATCTTGAGGTTGACAGTGTAAGGCCTGGACTTGTCCAATCGGTTTTTTCTTGATAAACGTCCTGTCATGTATTCCCCCTCGCGTACGAGTATCAATCCAGGTGTTGAGTTAGAATTTGAAGGCATGAAAATTTACTGTCGGTCGGCGGTGGAAGGATTGTCTCAGTTGCGAGAGAAGTTTGGGATGGTGCCCGAGATGGAGCAGAAGTTTTTGGAGCTCTTAGCCGGACTAATTCCGGTTTTGGTTGATGGCGGAGAAAAAGGGTTGGGTATCAGTTTGTCTCAGGTGAAAGCTTACTTGCTTGCTTTGCGCTCGCGATGGAGTAGCGGAGCGCCTTTAGTCGAGCTGACCACCGCGCAAGAACGCGCTGCCATTTGCAAAAAATGTCCGTATCATGGAGGAATGCCAACGGGATGTTACGGTTGCAACGGGATTGCTTCTTTGATGTTGGCAACCCCGCCCGGAGTGGAGGACTTGGGAACGTGTTTGAAGTGCGGTTGTGTTTTAAACAACAAAGTGTGGTTGAGTGACGAGGTGCTTGCGGCGGATGACCGACCGATTGACTTTCCGTCTCATTGCTGGGTGCCGTCATAAGGATTTGCGAGCTTTGCGCTCTTCGTTGGTTTTGGTTTGGTGGCAGTTTTTGCAGATGGCTTGAAACCCTTCAGCTTCCACATAGAGGCGGGCGATGAACGCGTCCCAACTCACAAACCCTTCAGGGCCGACACAGGGCTCGATGTGATCGGCTTGCATTTGGTTTTGAGGGTAGAGTTGAAAACATTCCGGGCAGCGGTGGAGTTTGCACTTGCGGCCGGTCTTCGGGTTGAGCCCGTCCTCGACATAGGCATTTTTGATGCAGACGTACTTCTGCGGCCAGCGCGCGCCTCGCAGGGCACTCTTGATGAAGGAAATCATCCGCGCCTTGGTCCAGCTGCCGCCATTGTGGGGCCGTTCAATGTCTTTGCGTTTGGCCACTCAGTCGTTTTCTTCTTTGTCTTCCTGGCACAGCTCGCAAAGCAAGGGGATGCCTCCAAGCAGTTGAACTTCGCCAGGCTCCAGTCCATCAGCGGGCAAACGAATGCTGCTGCCGCTCGGCTTGTGATAGCGCACCACGTCTTGGTTGAGGTCGTCTCCACTGGCGGTTTCGCCGCATTCCTGACAGCGCACGGTGATTTGAGATAAAGGTATTTTCATAAGTTGTTTATTCGTAGTAACAAGACTCACAAATCATTGTCATTTCATCCAATTCCTTTTCGCCTTCGAGTGTGACTCCTTCGGGTGAAAGCTCGAGCATGTCGCCTTCGCTGTTGTAGAAATGAATCAGCTTTTGACTGACAACATCGCCGGTGTGGAAGTCGCCACATTGGCTGCAATTAAACAGGAGTTCGGATGGAGGAATTTTCATAAGGAAAAAGCGAGCGACCACTTAGGCAGGTTGCTCAGTCTCCAGGAGCCGTATTCAGGACTCCTTCCAATCCGTGTGGTCCACGGCGACCGTTGTGGCTTCGCGCACTTGTTGGCGTTTCTTCCAGAGCTTTCCATGGTCATCTGGGGAAAGGGATTTGCCGTTGGCCCGACCCCGACGGCAGCGGGGTAATGAATCATGGCTTGGGGCCTGCCCGATTGTTTCAGAACGGCGCGCCGTCAAGGGAGGCTGCTTTCAGCGACTTCTCACCAAAGAACCACTGGGCCGCAAACTGAGGGGTGTTGGCCAAACAGGTCTCGGCAACCTCCTTGTTGAGGCCAATCTCCAGCAATGAATTGTAGTAGTAAAAGGTGATTCGAGCCATCGCATCCGCCAGCTCAAGCTCGTCGAGGCGGGGATGACTGGTGGCAAGCGAGGTGTTGTGACTGACTGACGCTGGAGTGGCAGCGGTTACCGCCGTGCCATCAGACAATTCAGCAGTGACGTTTTCCGCCGTGATGCTGGTGGTGCCGTTATACTCGTTGATGCCGATGCGACCTTTGAAGGTGTAGGTTGAGCCATCGATGAAAGGAATTTCAGCGGCTGCACCCCAAAGGGTCATCTTGGAGGATCCCGATGAATCGGTGACCATGATGTTGCGTTTCTTTTTACCTGCGGGAGTGGTGTCGGCAGGGTAGCGAGCGCTGACGCGGACGGGGCCAAGCAGCAATGAGGTTCCTTTGGGTGGAAGAGCGAGGGTGGAATGGATGGTGGACATAATGGTATTTAGTTGGTGTGAGAGGGGTTAGGAAGGGTTGGAGTCGAGCTGCTCGCGCTTGTACTGAGGGCAAGCGTGTTTGAATCCGCAGAAATGTTCGCAGTAGGTGCTTTCGGCGCGGCGCGTCTGAATGTACTGGCCGGCTTTTTTAAGGCTCTCCGCTTCGGCCAGGCTGTCGCACACCTTGCTTGCGCGCGAACCGCCCACCTTCATGATCGCGTAGGTGTCAGGCTTCTGCCATTTTTCCTCCTGAGTGCAAGGACGGGGCTTGCCTTGCGTGGCTGCCAAATGGTCGCTGACGGTCTGGTGAAAGATGTCGATGGCTTCCTGCTCTTCAAAAGGGTGGACAAAGGATTTGAAAGGTGTCTTGGGGTAGGCGGGATTGTTGAGGCTTTGCAGTTGTTTCCAATCGCGCTGGAAGTACATGACGCCGACGTTCTGGACGTGCCAGCCATTGACTTTGGCCAGGTAGCCATTCATTTGCACCTGGAGGTAATGTTCTTTTTTGGCGGCTTCTTGCACACCGCCGACGCACTTGTAGTCGTGCACCGCGCCTGGCTCGTAAAAGTCCAACTGGCCCGAGACCTTGCAGCCAAGGATTTCGGTATGAAGGCGCACTTCTTTTCTTTCTCCAAGGCTCTCATCCACATTTGCTTCAAGGATGTTGTGAATGGCCGTTCCCAACAGCGCCATCATCCCGCCATAGGGCGTTTTGATTTCCTCATGGTTCATCCGCAGGAACGTTCGTTGAGGCGGCGACAGGAGCTGAGTGACGCTGAATTGGGAATTTCCTTTGGTGTAATGGTCTTTCTGCAATGCCCTGGCAAAGGGGGAAGGGAAGGACGCTAAGGATGCTTGGTAATCGTTCATAAGTTTTTGATTTCATTCATCACCCCTGGGCGAAGCCCTTATTAAAAGGGTTTGTTTCCTTAAGAGAGGGGTGAATTGGTTTTGGTTTGGCTTTCATCAGGAAAAAGTCTCCTTTTGGTTTTGGTAGGGACAGAAGACCGAGGCACAGCGACTTTTAAGAAGCCCTTTTGAGGTTTCTGAATGACTGAGTCGCTAAGTGAAGATAGCCCGTCGACCGGACCGCTTCCCTTTCCCTGTTGTCTCCTTTTTGGTATGGTGAGGTTACAGTTTCCCGTTAGCTCGTTTCGGCAGATCCAGAGTCGTCAACTGGAGCTGTCTTGTAGGAAAGGTTTCTAGCGTGAGAGTTGCCTCCCTTTGCCTCCGATGGCCGAAGCCATGTATGTGTCAACCTTGGTAGGTTTCAATGCAGTGCTGCCTGCTCTTTTCCAACATTTCTTCAACCGCCTGGGACATGAACTTCGAAAAACTCTGGTCCATGCTGAAGGCAAATTTTTTCGCTTCCTGGGCCAGCTCGGTGTCGATGCTGAAAGAGAGAAAGGTTTTG